TCAGAGGCTACGTCTTCAAAGACCCTTACTGGCACACCCTTAAGTGTGCCAGCCCACCTCTTCAGAGAGTCCACACCGCCCTTCACACTAAGTGGAGGAGCGGAGCGACCTTGAAGAGGACGGAAAAGGGCCTTTGTTCTTGTCCTTTCCGGTCTATCCGTGCGCCGCTTTCTCTTGAACTTGTCACCTTCCAAAAGAGCATACTGGCTTTCAACCAGCATGTTCTCGAAGATGACCAAGCTCGAGAGTGGCACCTCAACCCCAGAAGGATCCTCGAGAGGATCCTGGGCAACAAGTCGTCTCGCAGCGTGATAACTGCGAGGACGGCTCGGTTCAGGTACCAAGGCGCGCGGATAGAGGCCCTCCTCTTGGAATGGCTTCTTGCCGTTCACGCCCCTCGCTACGGTCCAGTCCAAGCCACGAGACACGAGTGTCCCGAGTCTGGTCCGAACAGAGCGAGGGACGGCAAGACCTCTCCCCGTGTACCCCAAGCCCCCGACCTCGACAGGCAGTCGAAGGCGTGGGTCTCTGGCAGACCACGGGAAGAGAGTCTTCATTACTCTCTCCTGTCTACGCAGGTACAGGCTGTCACACCTGTACTCTGCCGCGACCGGGGCTTTAAGGCCCGGCGGTGGACAGGGGGGAGGAACGAAGACAGCCGCTCCAGCTTTGTCTTCTCCTGGCCAGGCTGCAACCTCACACATCGTCCAGGCCGACGAAGACGTGAAGGTTTTAGACCTGTTCACCTCACCACCAACGGCGGCGACGGCCCAGGCGTAATCATCGAGTTCCAGGAACTCGGTGACACGACCGACCGCGTCGTCACCGTGGTGGCGAGACTTGGTAAACGCACGGCAACACCATGCGTTGACCCAAGAGAGAACGACAAAGCTCAGAGGAGTGCCCATCGGACTTCCCCTCCTAGCCAGCCACTTGTGAGTCTTCCACTCCCAAGTGGTCGGCTGCTCCAGACCGAGGCCCTGCGCTGCAGTGATGAAATCAGATTCTCTGATTGCACCACCAGCGTGAAGGCCCTCGATGACTGCTGCCACTACGAGGTGGGACAGACCGTCAGTAGCCGACGTGAGATCGGCGCTGACGAAACTGTGTCCACTCTTGTAGCGGAGTCCACTTGGTTGCCCGTCAGGACCGCCGGAGACAAGCCAATGCCCAGGAGCGAGCATTGGCCTGGACCTGCGGATCCAGTCCCCTTCAACAAAAGTCAGAGCGTCCGGTACGCCAACGACCCTGACTTTGTTTCCGGGGGCGGCAATGCCTTCCATGCGAGACCTCGGACCGAGACCCGAAAGATCCCGGTAACGACGCAAAGCAAGGAAGCCACTGCAACGGTAGGCCAAGTGGATGTCGTCACAGGTTGGACCGGTCTCAGGCGCAAGAACGACGGCAGATTTGCTCAAAGCAAACCTGCCGACGG